CGAAGTCGTGTTCATTGTCATAGCCATATGTCCTTAATGTATTCTTACCATCTGCAGCACCCATACCATATATTATCATTTTCCAAGAAGTGGTTGTTCCAAAAGTGCAACCTTTAAGTTTAAATGTCCCCCCACCTGTAGAATATACAGGATAATTTCCTACATTATTGAAGTCTAAGTTTTCAAACGTGACATTCCTCATTCCTCTGAAAGGATAAGGTATTCTAATTGCATACATCGTAAGACCCTTACCATAAGTCTTGTCGAATAGGATGTCTTTAAAGATATGATTACGCACTTTACCTAGTGAGTAAAAATAGAAAGCAAAATAATTGGCTACAGCAGCGGAGCCTATAATCATCTTCTCGAAGTGCCATACATCATTAGTATATGTATCGTTATTTTGGTTCTCATATAAATATATCCTTTGATAGTTCTGCCAGACTGGTTTGTAGGTGTCGTTCCCTAGAACCGTCACTTTCCCGTAGAGATAGACATAATATATTCTTTGTGTTCCTGTGAAGAAGTCGATGGTAGTATCTCCATATTGTAGAAGCTCTCCACCAGCATCAACATAGAATCTGATTTCATTAGCGACATTGTTGCTGAATGCTAAGGTCTCATTCTTAGAATAATCAGCAGAATCACCTATAGTTAATGTTCCTCCATTCCTGATCCTCAGATACCTAGCAACTCCACCTTTGACTGTATAAACATCAGGAGAAGTTCCCGTCTTTTCTATGAAGGTGGTATCGGCGATGTCTGAAGTTATGCTGGCAAGAGTATTACCACTACCCGAAACGTAGATATGATTGCCTGATTTTACTGCGGTCATCTTAACTGTAACTTAATGATGCTCTGTTGTCTGCGATATTGTCGTAGTTGCTATTGCCATCAGCCCATTGAAACACGGGATAAGCTCCAGTCTCATCAATGACTTTGATTCTCCATACTGCAGCACTCGTAGCACTCCCTGGTGCAGCATAACAGAAATAAGTCATATCTGTAGTAGTGTCGTCATCAATGATAAGCGCAGGTACGTCAACAGGAGTTATAACGTCTCCACTGGCATCTACTTGAATCACCCTTTTTGCCAGAGCATCAAAATCGTATTCATCTTGCTTGATACCATCAAGCTTTGCTTGTGTTATTGTTCCTGACATCGTTCATGTGTTTTGAGAAGTATTTCCTAAAATATTTATTGTCCTTTTCCTCATCGGGTTTAGGGGCTTGATTGCCAGGGTCTTTAGGATCCTTCGGGTCTTGATTGCCGATGTTTATAGATTGAGGCGAAACTTGTTTATACGGCTCATCTCCCCATTCAACAGGAAGCTTACCTTTAGATTTCCTATACTCGTTGATTGTAAGAGCACCCTCGCGCAACTCCACCATATTCTGTTCGTGCTCGATCTTCTCAAGTGTATGGTCTTTAGGTATGAATTTGAATATTACATCAGGCTTTTCAGTCTGCAGTATCTCAGGGATGATGCGATTATTAACAACCTTCTCAATCAGCTTAAGGTATGGTTTGATAGCGTTCTTGACAGTGATTCTTTCCTGGCCTTCAGTATTGCCTTGGCTGACGTTCTCATGGAACCCTGCTTCTACAGGCGATACACCGAACACTGCGAACACTAGCCAATGATACCATTTCTGGCCTTCAAGCCATTCCATGTCGCGATTGTTAGGTTGGAACTGCTGGAACTTACCCTCTACATTGAAGAATAGGAACTTATGAGGTTTGCCTTTGACTTCCTTGTTCCATTCGTTCTTGAACTTTTTCAAAGATTTCTCATCAGCACCAGGCAAGAACATCCCGCCGTCAGCTATGGCATTGTTCTTATAGAAGTCTTTATTCCATCGGGTAGACTGCATCAGTATCTGCAGCACCTGTTGGACGGATTGAACGGGAGAGAAGCCATAAATTGAGTATGACTTCTTGTTAAGATGCATATAATTCATCTCTTCAGGCTCGAACCTGATTGGATTGGTCCTTGGATTCTTGAACGAATATTGATAAAAGCCTTGGACCCTTCGATAGATGTCTATCTGTTTTAAGAATGTGGCTGAGTCTGCAGGTCTTACTTCGAGCAGTTGCCTTTGACCGAGCGGTTTCAATACAAGACGCTTCTCTGAACCTATCACCTTGCCGAGCTCATTCAATACTGGCGCGTCCTTGAAATCGTAGGATCCCATCGAATAGACATTGACCCATGCGCCTGCATCGATCTCACCTAGGTCTGTGATGGCCATACTGGTCAAGTCTTCGATAGATTCGTCCTCGGTGTTCATGCAGTCTAAGAAATCTTTAATCTGTTGAATCTGTGCCTCGCTGCCAGTTTTGCCGTCCTCTTCTCTGTCCATCACTTCCCAATGAATGGTGCTGACCTCTTTTTTGATAGTGTTGAGCACCATCTGAATCCAAGGCGACCTGGCGAACGTCCGAATCTCAGGGATATTAATCAATCTGGGCTGACCGAGCCGAGCGCTGAAATACCACTCAGGAAAGACGGGCTTCTTCACATCTGGAGACATATCACCACTAAACCAAGCCAAGTCCTTTTTCAGAAATTCTTTTATAGAGGTCAGAAATTTCATCTAATCCAGAGAATTGCGCAAGCAAGTATAAAATAACTATCGAAATTTAAAGAAAAATAAAATATTTACTCCAGCTCCTTTTCAGGCATCGGCGCGTTGGTATCGGGTGCATCACCTACAAAGGGATTGTCAAGGTAGCCTTTCTTGTAGATGTTTTCGCGCATGATCGTGGCAGATATCTCCTTGGCAATCTTCTCATGCCTGCCTATGTATTCACGATACTCAGCGAATCGATGGATGTCGTTCTCCTTAGGAGTCATCGTATCGTCATCTATATAGCTGTCCTGGACCTTCTTCTCTATCTCAACCTTGACTTCAGCAACTAACGCCTTCAGTCTGCTTTCCTGGATGTTCCTGGTCCATTCTTCATGCTTCTCCAGTTTCTTGATGTTCTCTTCGATGTTCGCGATGTTCTCCTGAGTCTTCACGATGTTCATATTGGCAGTCGCTATCTGGTCCCCAAACGTCTTTATATTGTCGTGTTGCTTCTGCAACCCTTTCTTGTCAGACTCTAGACTTTCAATTATATCTTTAGGTGTTAAAGTCTGAGCAGGGAAGTCTACTTTAAGGATAACTTCTGCACCCTTACGCATAAACGTCCGTTTCGGCATTACTGGTTTACTTGTTTTGTTCTGCTTCGATGATTCCATCTTCTTTGAACTCCTCCATTTTGAGCGGTTTCCTGAATTGTATTGTCTCGACCACATACTTCTCGAGGATGTAGTTGGCGCTTAACTCGACCTCATCATAGCTGCCGTCCTTCTGCTTGGCTTTGCCAGTATGGACGTTCAGCACCTTATCGCCTTCCGAGGTCTTCTTATACACATAGTACGAGATAGAGCCGATGTCGTTCTTGATTGCGCCTATCAACCTCGATATGTGTATCTTTGGTCGAGTCGTTATCCAATGTCGGATGTTACCGCGCATCACACTTTGGTGGATTGCTTTGCTCATCTTCTCAATCTCTTTGACGCGACTCTTCATCCGTGCCATGACAGGCTTGTTCAGGTCGATGTTGATTTGAGTCTCGCTCACGTTCGGCTTGAGTCGCTGTCGCATAGATTCAGTCGCCTTCCGTTCAGTGTCAAGCTTCTTAATGCTCTCATCTTCAAACTTCTTGCGTTCAGCAGCAATAGCTTGCATCTCCTTCTCGAAGGCGTTTTTATCTTCTTCGAGCTTCTTCCGCTCTGTTTCCAGAGTGGCCTTATTTTCCTTTTCCATTGTTTTCCTCCTTTGATACTCTACCGTATCGTGTCTCGACCCGACCATTCCTCGGGTAAATCATAGCACCATACTCCTCGCGTTTCAAGAGCCGTTTCAATCCTGTATGGATGTTCGGCTTGCTTAACTCGCCATTGAGCATTTCATGTATCTCCCTGACAGAATAGAACCTGCCAGGATGATTGTCAAGTAAGTCTGCGATTGATTGCACACTCACTGTTTGGCACCGCACGCATGACAATACATATCACGCACATCTAGCGTCTCTTTGCAGACTTGACATAGTTTGAAGTCTCGGCTGTCTTTGATGTCTGGATTGATTTTGTTATACTTCTTGACGATTTCAATCACCTCTTATTTAAATATCATACTTATCAAGATATGGAATGCTATCAGATACGGTAGGATCCTCATGACCTTATACTCCCACCGCTTTAAAATGTAAAGGATAGGCATCCCTTTTGGGAACTTGTTCTGGCGTCTGATGCAATATATCAACAGCACCAGTTCAATCAATGCGAGCAGCTCATTTATCATTTTTCACCTGCATTCCTGGGTGTTTAGTTTGTGTCGGTGGGAATGATTGTATGCTTTTATTATGATTCGAATTTCTACTTGACAAATACAATATCCCGAAAATGAAAATTATAGCTAGTAAGAGTTCAGCCTCCATCATGCCACCTCAAACGCGAAGCCTGACCTGTTAAGGTCGAAGAATGCGCGCATCTTAATGTTGTCTGCGTGATCGGGACTGCGACCCGCAAGGTTCTCTTTCATCTCATCTTTAGGAATTATCCAGACTTTAGACTCCTCTTTCTCAGAGTCTTTGCGCTTCCATTGCTCTAGCTCGGAAATCAAGTCCTCTCTGATTCTTCGGGGAATCTCTGGATATACGCCGACCTTACGCTTAAGAATCATATCGGCAGAATGGAATGTGGACTGAGCTCGTAGATTACCGTAGTTCTCAGGGAACTCTTGCCGTCGTTTCTTATACTTATCTTCCAATCGCTCTATCGGACGAGAGGCGTCAATGAACGCTTTGCTGCCTTCAAACTCGCTCTCGAACCCTGCACCGACTCCAGCGTTATCTATCACAATATGACTCCTAGGAACTCGATGTTGGATAGCTTTCGAATCAAGTTTAAGCCGTAATTGCTTGGGAGAACAAGTCTCAAACTCCCAGATTTTCTTGATATACCAACCTTGCCAGAGGTAGATGGTGGCCTTGTCTCCGCCGAACGTGGCAGGGTCACAAGTCATATACATCTCTTCTGTGGGGTCGAAGATATACTGATTCGAGAACATATCAAGGATAGTGTCATAATCCAATAGTGCAGACTTATCATCCGCATATTCCCAGTTGCCATCCCTAAGTCTGGACCGCTTGATTGGGTCCTTGATAGAAGATAGGTTCTCTTCATAATCAACAGGCAGATATTTGTTATCTTTGTAAGTCGCAGGGATGAAACAAGAGCTAGGCAATAACGTGCCACTCTTCCAGGGCCGATAGAAGTCTGTATAAAGCCAGTTCTTCATAGGATTGCAAGTGATAAGCATCTTGGCAGGGATCCCATACTCTCTGTTCCTCCAGCGATTGATTCTTGACTTGAGTGTGTCGAACGCGCCGAAATGAACCTCGCCAGCTTCTTCAATCCATCCACCTGTGTAAAGCAACGAACCATATCGAGAATAGTCGGGATCGCTAGGATTAAGCTTTAAATCCAACAAATCAATCCTGGACCCATTATAGAATTTGTAACAGCTCTCTTGGCCGTTGAAGTTCCAGACATCACCACACTTAAGGATACTGTCTCTTGCTTCGGCCATGGATGGCATCACTGATTGCTTGAGTCGCTTTAGTTCTTCTCTGCCGATGAACCATCGCGTTCCTGGATAAGCTATACTCATGATATGCAGCCAACAACATCCTAGCGCCGTCTTTGCGCCACCTGCAGCTCCTCCGAACAGGACATATTTGGTAGTGGCATCAAACAACTTACGCCATGCTAGAGCTTGCTTTGGAAGCGGTTCGAAGTTGACTATCAGTTCTTGGTTCAGTTAGTTCACCACCTTTAAATATGAATCCACTTACAGCCCGTGAATCTCGGGCTATTCATACATCTCAGCCAAATAATGGATATGCTATTATCACTAACAAAAGCACAATAGCCCATTCAACCGAAAGCAAGCACATGAGTCCTTGTGCAATTCTCCTCCTTTCCAGCATTTCAGGGTATCCAGGAGGATACCAAATTAATGCAGTCATGGTGTTGGGTCCTCAGCCTTTGGCATTATCACGTTGATCTTAATCTCTTTCATCTGTTCAACCGTCATGTTATCCTTGTCGCGCTTCTGCTTGCCCATATCAAACAGATATTTGTTATACATATCGATGACCTTGGCAGCGCTCGCTCTATCGCGGTTGTTGCCTTTCAAGAGATCGTTTATAATCTTGTTGTAGCCTGAATGAGTCAAGGTTTCGGCCAGCTTAGAAAGTCTATCGATAATCAGAGGCTTAAGAACATCGACATCATTAGATATGGTTGGTTGTTTGACTCCGAACTTCTCAGCCAGGACGCCTTGATGAATCGCCAACGGATGACCTGCTTGGATTATCATCTGCAATACCAACGCTCTGCGCTCATGGACCTTATACTCTAAATAAGGCTTACCGCCCTTCTCAGGGGAATCGGGGACTGATTTGTTGAAGTAATCAATCGTATGCTTCTTCTTGTCCGCTTGTGGTTTGTTTCTAGGCATTTTATTGATGTTTATAACTTTTCAGCAGAATCAGTCTCAAGCTTTGAGACGAAATCCTTCTTCACTCCTGTGTGCTGACACTTAGGACAGACAAATTGATTCACTTTGAAGCTTATCTGCGGTTTGGGAGCGCCATGTATACCTTTCAAGAGCTTATCGATATGATTCTTCTCTGAAGGTAAGAACTCTTTCAATCTGTCTAGCTGCTCTTGGCCAGCATCGAATATAATCTGGAAGTCCTGTGCGTCCAGTGCCTCATCATGGATACCGCTTAGTTTGTTAAGGATCTGTCTGAGCATCTTGGCGCTTATATCAGTCACATCTATCTTGATAACTGATATTTGTTTCATGCCGAGCTCTTTCATTGCTTTCCATCTGTGTTCGCCATCCGCGATCTTATAGTCTTTGTTGACTATCAAAGGATACAAGAAGCCGTACTCTTTGAATTCTTCCTTGAGCGCTGAGAAATCTTTGTCCGACATCTTGTTTGGATTGGTCGGGTCGAGAACTATTTTATCAATGTCCACTACTTGCTGTGGATGTATCTTAATCACCATTGTTCACCACCTTTAGTTTGATAAGCTTTTTTAAACAAGTCGTACATATAAGCTTTTCGGATTTTTCTAACCAGTAACCACAATGTTTGCAACAATCATATACTTTCCTCATGTAGGCTGTGTTGTGCGATACCTGCTCTTGGAATTGTCTCATTTTGGATAATGATGGAAGGCTGTTAAAAGGTGCTAGAGGTCACCTCTGGGTCGTCACCGATACCCACAACCTTCCAATCGAGACGAATGGAATCGAACCATTTTCTCTGGCTCATGAGGCCAGCGGGTTTACCATTTCCCTACATCTCGGAAAATAAAAAATTATGGGCAGACGTTCTCCCCATCATAAATAATACAGTGTCCGTGTCTCTGCGCGGTTATCTTGACTCGATTCATCTGATCTATCTTACCACCATCAGTCCAACCATAGACTCTTATCGCTATCTCCTGGTCGATCCTTAGCTGGATAGGTTCTATTGCAGCTTGGAACATATCAGATTGTACGAACCAATCAAAGATAGTATCATACATCCGATTATTTGAAGATGCTCCAGTATGGTCTTTCCACAGGTCACTACTACTGAAACTGCTACCGCCAGACTTGATGACCTCAGTGGAGTGTGTGGTCACATAAGTTGTGTTGCCTTCACACACTATAGTTCCTGGATCAGGGCATTCACAAGATCCACACTCAACACTGCTGACTGCGTTGTCCACATAATCTATCAGGTTGAATCCCATTGTGAACATACATTGTTCCCGTACTATCCAGTTGTCATAAGGTTGACCTGCACAGTTTGGGATGATGTCGTTCGATACTAGCGCGTTGGCTGATACTGCTACAAGAGCCATCAGCATTATATACATTATTCGTTTCATTGTTTTTCCTCCAATTTATACTTATTATCTGTGCGGATGTAGGCTGTCACCATAGCATCCTTTTGATTATGTGCTCCTCTGATAGGATACACTTCTTGCAAGATAGGATGGATTTCATTGAATTGCTTGAAAAAATACCTTCGCTTGAATGGGCCTAAAGCTTTGACTTCTTTGTGTATCTCCTGGATGACATCCATTGATTTGATGATATTCTCAAGGTCTGAGCTTCTATTTGGTTTCATCGTTTCCTCTCCCTAATATCTGTATAATGAGTTTCCATAACAACCTTAACAACCCTGGCTGATGCTCAGGCACGCATTGGCTTTGTATAAGCGTTTTTGCTTGTTCAACCAATCGTCGGTCATAATTAATCACTTCCCCTCCTGCTCAGTAGGGCTTTTGTAAACAGTATTGTCTAGCCAGAGCCATCGACAGAGCCAGAGCCATCGCCAGAGCCATCGCCAGAGCCATCGCTATCGCCATAGCCAGCGCCAGAGCCATCGCTATCGCCAGAGCCAGAGCCAGAGCCATCGCTATCGCCAGAGCCATAGCCATCAATTATTTTTGCCATACTGGAACCCTCTCAATATTATCTTTGGCTCCAGATGTGCAAGGGATTACTTCAATGATTTCTCGGAGATCAACCTCTAGCACAATCTGAGCAAACTTAGAGCCTGACGTGTTCTTTACACCATCATTAGCCATCTGCGATAATGATGCAGCTCCTGACCAGGACCACAATCTTCTTGCATCATATACAGTCCCTTCTTTGCCTTTATTCTTCCTATCAAAGTACCCAGCGAAAACACCTGCAGAATAAGTCCTTACTATACAATACTCAAGACCCTTCTTATTCTTCTTAGCAGGTGTTTTCGTAGTTCCTTCTCTGATATACTTTATTCCATCTATCTTAATTTCATTTTTTATCATTCGTTTCACCTTTACCCATGTCAACGCCTTCCTTATCCCTTCCGCAATTTGACCATTACGGATCTTTATTCCTAACACTTGCTCAATCTCTTTATAAGACATTTTCAAAACACTTCTTATTTCTTCTTCAGTCTTCATCCTTTACCTTTGACTTCTTTGTGTATCTCCTGGATGACGTCCATTGATTTGATGATGTTCTCAAGGTCTGAACTTCTATTTGGTTTCATCTTTATACCTCTTGATTGTTTTAAGATACTTACTCTCCTCTTCAGTCAGTGCTCTAAGAGTCATTCTTTGCTTAATATGAAAGAATCTCCTTAAAAAGTTCTTTATTTTATATAACATCATATCACTCCTAACTTATTCATTAATTCTCTCAATTCACCCACTAGAAGCCCAGAGAATCCATCTTTCTTGATTATGTTAGCTTGTTCAGAGTCCCAATCTATAAACACCGATTCAGACTCTTGCAAATTAATGAATTTGTCAGAGACAATACACATCTGATCTCCGTCTTTAAAGTATTTCATCGTTTCCTCCTGTTCTTCAGTTCTCAACAATCTTAAATTGTTGTAAATTATTATCATTAAATTCTCTTATACATTTTCTGGCCAACGATAATAATTGTACTGATAACATCTTATCGAAATCTATTGGTACTTTCATTTCCCCTCCTGCTCCTCATCTGTTGCAGTTCCGTTATTATGTTTACATTTATAGCAAATCCTATCCATATAATCAGGTATATGGATTGTTCTGAAGTTACTATCACAATTCTTGCATCTCATTCTTCCCACCCCACCATCTTCTCAAAAATCTTCTGTCTGGCTTCTTCCGAAAAACATTCGTGATGCTTATCAGGTTTTGCTTGTTCTTTGAACATAATCCAAGCTTCTTTCACCTTCTGCTTGTCGAGACAATTCTCTTTTATATGCTCTATTGGAACAACAGCATAATCTACGCTCAATGGTGGTCTCCAATGAGGATTAGTAACAATCCATTTAACCAAGCTTGGAAACTGTAAGCTCAGTTCGCATTTATGTTCTGCATTCGCAGGGTATCGCTTATCACACTTAGCACAATACAAAACTCTGTCTTCTTCATTCGCTCCCATCGTTGCACCTCATTTCATATCTTTAGGAATATAACTGTGATAGCACTCCTTACACATCCGCTCTTTAGTTGATAATCGTAAGTGAAAGGTCAGTCTCTTTCATTTCGGACACTTGAGCACTGTCTTGTAAAAGGATTTAGTCATGGTGTCCTCGAATAGTTAGTTATTTGACTCTGGGAGGTTTTCTGTTTGCCTTCGATAGCGTCGGCAATCTCCTCACAAAGCTGAACAGGGAATTTACCTCTCTCTTGAGCATTTGATAGACCTTGAGTTCCTTTTCCTATCGCATTGAAATCTTTCTTTGCTCTATATCCTCTCGGTTGTGCTTGATGGCAACTGTCCCCTGCAGAGCACGCCTTCTTTGGAATCCAGAACGGGCAGGGCATCCAGAAATCTGTCGGCTTCTGGAAGTCTTCACCATATTGACAATATGTGACTGTGACGCGATGGAACTGTTGAAGTCGTGGAACGTGACGCATCATACCTCTTGGATTCTCTATCGTCCAGTATTCAGGTTTCCAGTATTCTATTATCTCAATACATTTTATCAGAATGGCTATCCCTATATGAGCTTTTGACGACCATGGTATCCTATTCTTATAATGTCGGCTTAATTGGCAGACAGAGAATGTTGTGCATACTGGCGAAGCATGGATATAAAGAAACGGACCTGGTAGTGATCCTGGATCGATGTCGAGAATGTCTGCTACAATATCAGGATTAAGGTCAGGATTATTATCTAAAGTAGTAATATCGAATCCCCTCTTTCTGAATACTTCAGCCAGGACACCTTCTCCACATAACAACTCAAGCATTTTACCTTTTGACATTCACTCATTCACCTTCTATCAACAAACTCTCCCTCTTCAGTCAGACCGCAAGCGAAGCAGACGGACTTATGAGTTCCATCTTTTTGCTTCAACCAGCCGACATCAATCCTTGAATCGCAGTAGTCACACATATATCGTCACGCTCTCTTCTTTCTTTTCTTTCTTATTTGTCTCGAACTCGTACCAAGTCTCGTCCTCAAGCAGTACTAAATCAACTCGGCGGTCTTTGTCTCGCTTCGGAATAGCTTCAGTGATGAAGTTCTTCGGATTCTTCGGGAAGTCATGCAAGTCTAATCGTATCCTGTCGCAGAGGATACCCAACAGTTGAACGGCTTGGTCAGATAATTTGATGTCGCCATACTTCCGTATCATATACGCGCCGATACATTTAGCCAGCTCATGCTTCAAAGAGGTGCTGGTTGATATGTGTATGGCGTTCAATGTCCTTATCTGATAAGCTGCCCCGCCAGGGATCATATACTTTCTTCGGATTTTGTTGATTTCTGCTTTGCTAACTTTCACCACCTCAGTTGATTATATTGTCGAGTCATTTCGTTGAACTCGTCAGCCGAACCACCCATGTCAGGATGCAGTTCCTTGACTAGCTTTCTGTATAAGTCTTTTGCTTCGTCAGCATTGTGATATTGTGAGAAGTATTGTGTATGTGACACGATTACATCTCCAGGCGCAGGTAGCGCTTTGAATCCTCTAAAAGCCGCGTCTACCATCTCTTTTGCGCCCCATCGTTCAATGCCTCTTAAGGCTTCGATTGTCTTGCCGATGGCTTTGATGTTATCTTCAGCTCTCAACCATTTATCGCAAGGGACGCATTGCTCGTTGTCGCCTATCTTGAAATAGACCGCCACACCAGGATCCTCAATATTCTGCTGGCGTGAATACGGATATCCGTCAGCTCTTAGCTTTAGGTTCGATGATAAGATTATACCTTTCGCGCCAAGCAATCTCAGCTCACCATATAATAGGTTTGTCGCTGCTTCGAATGTGACGCGCACTATTTGCCTGTATGATTCATTGCTTTGTTTCTTCTGACCGAACTTAGACATCATTCGTTTATTCTCGGGTGTTCTTGGCCAGCTCGGTGGCCAGTATAAAGGGTGAGCTTCAACCATTTTTCATCTCCTTCTGTTCTTCAGGGGTGAGCATCTTGTTCTGTTTGACGTTGAACTTCTCGAATATGACATCGACCTCTTGCTTATCATCGACCTTGCAATAAAATAGATTGTTACAGTGATGACATCGCCTTTCTTCCATTCGATTGATACCGAGACAGTTCCCGCATTGCTTGGCCAGGAAATAATATGCATATCCTGAAGGTGCAGGCTTCACTTTTTGTCCTCCATAAACAACATCTTCTCACCAGGGAGCTCAACAATCAACCTCGGTTCGAGAACTGCCTTCATAGTGAATTTCTTGTCGCGGATCATCTTGACCACAGCATGGACAGTTGATATTGGGATGTTGAAGTCTCTCGATATTTGGCTGATGTTCGGACTCCAATATTGCTCCTTTCTTAAGGCGTTGAATACCCTTTGCTGTGTTTCAGTCAGTCTTTTTCTCATCTTCCCACCCCATTTCTTTCGTCAATTTTCCTGTCAACTTTGACCACCTCTAGTTCGTACTGCCAGCCGTTCATCACAGCCATCTAATTGTGTTCTTTCATCGATTTCTCAGCTTCTTTAAATCCGTCGCTCATTGTGATACCTCCTCAAAATTATCAGCCATCTTCTTCTGACTGATGGCCCATTGCCGTATCTGCTGCTCTTTAATGAGTCTGCTATTTATCACTTCAGGATCCGTCGGCACAAACATACAAAGCGTATTCTGGATATTGCGCCGTCTCCTTGTGATGAACTCAGCGCTAGTCAAGTCCTTGAACAGGTTATAATCAAGAGTTTGCATATTATCAACCTTAGTCCAATAGATATAGATAAGCGCCTGATCGCTGTCTCGGGTGTCCTTATGATGATATAGAATCCATAAGACCTGTTCTTCTATGGTGCCCAACTCAGTGATGTCTTTCTTATATAGACCTGGCATCCTGTAATAATACATCTTTTCCTTTAGTTTTCTTCTTTGCATTCTTTAGCCTCTCTAGTTTTGCTACGACCAATTTAATCTGGTCATTGAAATCTTGATACACACGCTCGCGCTCCCGCTGCAGTTGATTTATCTTATCAATCAAGATGTGTTGCGTATCTTTGGCGAAATCTTCCAGGAGCTTATCGTTGATATATTTGCTGAATCTACCTTTATCGCCTTCAAAGAACTTCTTCCAGATGGGGAATGTTACTTCTGTCAATACCATCATCCGTTTGCGCTTGATTCTATTTGTTGAGTCTTTTGTCCTTACCAAATAATCACCTTTTTTTGTGGCAATACACGGTGTCATTCCACCCGCGTTCTGGCTAGCGGGGTCTTTATTATCATTCTCAGAGCCTATAATCGTACCCTGATAATCATATTTTTATCATCTTTCTGACTATTGTTGAACTCTATTTATGCGGGAAAAAGGCAATCTTACGTTTTTTGTTTGGGTTGCCTTTTTTTAGAGTAGTCGTGGAATGACACCCTGGAATGACACTGATTAAGTGTAATCATCTTAATGTTCATACAGGCGTCACATATAACTGTTGTGGTTCCTGTATCGATATTCTTGATGTGTGAGCATTTAAGTGGGACATTACAGTCATAACATTGAGTATTGACCGTTCCGAGAAGTACGAATTTATTGGTCATTGTGCTTCAACCTCTCTTCGATTTCAGATAATCGGGTTGATATGGCTGAAATAATGGTCCACATATCGTCTCTGTCGCGTTCGTATCTCTGTGTGAGATGTGCTACCTCTTTGGCCAGTTCGCGTATAGCAAGCTGCATAGAGGCCATAATATTAAAGTATACATCGATTGTTTCTTTAGTTTCCAATTCGCTTCACCCCTATATTGTTTTTCTTCATATATATAAAGCAGGCCAGTGAATGGCTGCAGAATGGATATCTTCGGGACCCTATGAAAAGAGGACATCCCCAAGCGCGTTTATGATCTAGCGCGTTGCAACTCCATTCCATCTGCATCGTCTTAGGATTGTATGAATAGAATACGTCCTGGTCACCGAATCGGGTAGTGACTAAGAAATGAAAGAATCGGGGAGATTGTTCAACTACTTCAATATCCCCGAACCTGACAAATCGATAAGCCTTACTTATCGTCTTTTGCATCATCCGCGATGACCTCTGGTATGCTTCTGTTGAGAGGCTTCACCTTGTTCAGCTTAGTCCGCTTCTCATACTCGTCAGCCATCTTTGTGATGGCATCAGGTAGATTGGCAACCATGTCTGCAGTGAACTCTTCAGCTTTAGGCATTATCGCTTTGATTTTGCGATATATCTCTTCTTTTAGGATGTGCCTGTATTTCTTACGGTTCTCGATCTTCTCTTTGAGCCTATCAAAGAGGTCGTCTGTCTGGGCATCAGTGAACTTCGCCACCCAGCCGAACTCTGAACCGTCTCTTTCTGTCTCATACCGCGTTCGCTTATATGCGTCCACTTCTTCAATATTCACATTTATTTTCATGTTATCACCTATTGTTTTGTGCTTCTTTGAGCTTCTTCTGACAGTTCATACAGGCAGGTATACCGAATTTACTCATAGAGAACTCGTACACCTTGGCAGTGATGTCCACCCCACAGCCGTTCACTGTGCAGACCTTCTTGTCTGGCATCTGAGCAGTAGGTTTGGCAGGAGGAGCAGATACACCACCCCCGTCAGGAGTATCAATCTCCTCCGCCGTTACCTCTCCACCACCCACAAGGTCGCTTATTGCGCGATTAAAAGCCCGTGTCTGTGCCATCGCCATAATGGCTGTCTCAGGCTTCCCATTGGAGAATTTTTCTGTTGATGAACAGGCCATCTCTGCATCAGTATACGCGCCAGTCTTTTTGTGCGATACCCTGACTCGATATACCCACATAAAAGAATCGTCTGTCGGCGTCAGCCTAGTACATTGCAGGATCTCTTGGCACAGATTGAAGAATGTCTTGATTTTGCGCCAACCCGTCTTCTTGATGTACGGGTTCCCATTTATCCGTATCTTGTCATCACTGCTGAGAACCGTCTGTTTCAACTTCGAGAAGAACTTTATCTGTTCCTCGGCCTCTGTGATTGTCACAGCCGATTGGACTATAGCAATCTCCTTAGTTTCATTATCTTCCATTTAAATCACCTGTTTGTTGTGTCACCCGCTAGAAGGGATGCAATCGATACCCAGCTTCTCTGTGAGAATTTGAGTCGTTCCATGTCTGCCTTTAGTTCATTGATGTCATTGATTAGTTGGATATGCGCGTCATTGAACTTAGTGTATTCCTCAGACTGATGAATCCTTTGAGAGAATGCAAGCTCGCGCTGTTCTGCGTTCGTGTACCGATCTTTCTCAATAGTGATGGTTTGCTTCTCGTACATTGCACACAACTCCTCCACCGTCACCTCTGTAGCATCATGGACTTTTAAGAAGTATTCCTCAGCAGCATCTTTGGCAGCCTTCTTGGTCTTGTATTTGATGACTTCTTCCTTGACCTTCTCGTTGTTGACGGCCAACCGCACATTTACTTCGATGGCCTTCATCTGTCTTTGTATCTCGTCTCTTTGGCAGCCTTTCTTGACAAGTTGCGGACCGCAATCCGAGAAATCCGTATCTAACACCTTTAGATGTTGTATTGTAGCTTGTTTGTCTGTCATCTTACATTTCCCCCTAATGTGTCGTGTTCTTCTGCCTCTCTCAAGGCGCGGTTCTCAGATTCTTCAGCTTCATCGGCTAGTTGAATTGAAATGTCGGCTGCCGATGCGTTGACTTCTCTGTAGTTGCTCATCGTGCCACATCCGTTATGATATTGTCCACAACAAATTTAGGTGTCACAAGTTTAGCCAATTCAAAAGATGGTTGGAAATTCCCTGTTACAGGATGATGCTTAGAAGCCTGTTCGAGATGTCGTTCGTAGGCAGCGATGTTTCGCTCCCTCTCGACCTCTTGAGGTTGTCCTCGCCCTTCGCAATGGGTAAGGTATTCTTCTGCGACTCGGCCTAAATCGATTGGCTCAGTCGCGATTATCTTCCGCTGATATAGGTAGTTCAGCAGATGCATTGTTGTTTTTCTTCTCATTTTGTTCCTCCAGTTTTTTTAATTCAGCGCGCATGAAATCCTCTACCCTGCGCGATGCAAGGCCACCTTCAGTCTGCAAACAGAGAACCTTGAAATCGTTCCAGACCTTCGGGTCCAGGGACAGATTAGTTGATTTCCGTTTGAGTGATGGAGTTTGTGCGTTCATACACATAGGTGTAGGTATCCTCATATATATAACTTCCGATTTCACCTCTCCAGTTCTGAGACAGAAATGTCAAGATTATCGGAAATTATGGTTTAAATGTCACACATTTATGGAAAAAGGGGCTTGACCGCGGGGGGTGATGTGCGGTCAAGCCCCAAGAATTAAGCGTGAGTCGATACAATATACCAATTAATAGGAAAGTGTTCTCTGAGAGCCTCATTTGCGCCCTGAACCATCAATCCCGTTGAGTTGTAGATTACGCTGTATCATATTACTAGGCATCAATATCGGCCTATATCCTGGACACTTAGGATTGTTCTCAGGATCATATCGGCACTCAGGACAATAGCCCTGCCCAGATTTCTTAGTCATGTAGGCATAATATGTCGCAGTCGGCCTGAATACGAAGATCCAATAACAGACATCTTGGGATTCGTCAGCACTCATACCACCTAGTCACCCCATTGAATAGATTATAAAGTGATTGAGAGTGGGCAATGAAGGCGTTCTGGTCATATATCATCTTATTCTGGAAGTCTACGATCACCATCTGGTCTTCAGATTGGCGATAGACGCCGTTTATCTTTATGGGTTCCTTATGAATCTTGATTCGGGTGATAAAATATCCTTTCATTATGACGGACTGCGCTATAGCGGGCATAGTCTTACATAAATCATCCAGGGCTCCAGCGATAACTTCTTCAACGCTCATGATTACCTCTTTGTTAGCAATAAAAGAAAAAAATTATTTGTTGAAGCTTGCAAAGACCTTCTTAAATATCTGGTAAGCAAACTCTACTACTAGCGGAATCGCTAGGCTGACATTGGCATCAAGGCTGAACCCGTAGAACAGCGAACATTCAAGAATGCCTAACCTGATGAGGGTTATCGCTAACTCTTGCCATTCAACAACTGTCACTTTCTTGTCGGCCAAAGATTTGACTGCCCATCCAGCGAACGCGCTAAGTAATGGAACGACAATGAATCCAATTATTTCCCACATTATTTGCACCTCCTATTCTATTCGTCTATATTCTGCTTCTTCATCGAAGCTCCATAAAATCTTATACATAACATTATCTCTGAGTTGGATGTTGTTCTTCCATATCTTCTCGAACAGGCTTTTATAGTAAGTCGTTTCGAGCGGGATCCAACCGCGACAATATCCTTCTGAGTCTTCCTTGACCCAGGCAAGAACATAATGATTGCCACCAGTGATGACATTGACAATGATAGTCCTAAGTCTCCAGGAACAATCAGACCAGAAGCCGTAGTAAATCAATGCCGTCACGAAACAGCAATGCTTGAAAGTGCCTGTATCGTCGCAATCGCCTGCTATTTTCTTATCGACATAATAAGAATACACTTCTTCTGGACTCATCCAATGCTCGAACTCCTTGAAGATGGTCATATCAGATTGATACGGCTTATCGAATGCGTTGATATGTTTGTCCAGATACAGATTGAGATTATAGATGAGAGTGTCTGCATTGTCGAACTTTGGGCTGTTCTTGATAAACTTCTGCAAGAACACCAAGAACTTACCGCGCATCACATCATCTTTTGAGAAGTCCTGATAATGCTCATGCGCGTCCTTAAGGCTTCCTCTGAAGCTGTATCCAATAGTTGTAGTGGGGACGTTCTTGATAAGATATTCTTTGAACTCATCCAACGTCCTGACAAAATAATCTGATTTGATTCTTGCCAGATTAGAGGTCTTAGTTTCCAACTCTTTAGTGGTAGAGTTCATCTTACGGACGCATTTGTCAAAGTCCGCTTCGATATATGTAAGCTTGACCCTCAACCCGACAATCTCTTCTTTGAGGAGCTCTGCATATCTCGCTTGTTCATCATATTCCTGACAATAAGAATCATACAGATGTTTTATTATCTTCTGGAATATATTCATCTTAGTATAGTATCTGGACCCCGCTGTCAGTATCGTAATTGGCTGCCGTTGCTGTGTTGGCGGTTACGACTGCAGTTTCCAAATCACCCTCAATGTTTATGATCGTGCTAGAGCCAGACACCATGTTATTGACTTCTTGGTCAACCATATCCGTGTAGTTCGCGCCAGCGTCCATGCTGAGTTTGAATGTTGAACTACTAAGTCCGTGCTTGACAATCGCTCCTGTGTTGCCTGTCAAAGATTGCGCAGTAGATACATATTTGACAGTTCCTGTACTTGATGTGTCAATATAACCTATCGAATATACATACATTATAGAGTAAGATTCAGATGTACCTGCATCTGTTAGAAACCTTATCCACCAATTAGTACCAACTAAAGTAGATATATCTATCTCTACAGAAGTCTCATCAGTTATTCCGTCGTAGACATAAGCTTTTTCTTCACTTACATCAACAGCTATTCTAATAAGACGCCTACTAAGGTCAGGGGAGGTCGAATTACTCATAGTGTGTGATTTAACCGTAACTACATTCGCACTTGAATCCACTAGCTGTATTCTGACAACTCCAGCATCTCCAGGGTCGCCACTTACATCGCCTGCATAATCTATAAACCATTCCGAGTCTGCTAGTTTTAAATCGATAGCATTTGTTTGGTCTGCCGTAATTGAAGCGTTGTCATCGCCACCATTCCTATAGCCTGATAGAGTGATCCTACTATCATAATCAGTACCAGCTTCCGTGACTGCAGCTACGCCAGGCTCGGCAACAGTCCAAATATCAGTATCTACAGATTCATCGTGAAACAGCTCTAACACCTCACAGAAAACTAAAGTGTCGGCCATTATTGGAGCTGTTGAATTATCCAAGTCCCACACATCAGATAAATTATCATCATAGAAATATCCTGCATCGTCGTCTGAAGACACCGTACCATCCAACAACATAAAAAAATGTTTCTTTGCCATGAAATTGACGACGCCGTTGAAGTATCCGTTGCCTAATCCATTTCCACTCGTTACCTTTGCGAAGCTTGTTCTATTTGTCATTTTTCACCCCTGCACGAACTGGGTCACAAACTCGAATGCGAACTCATCAGTGTCGGCTTTTGAATCATTATCGAAATCGTCTATATCAGTCACCTTTATGCTAGTGTCCTCATTCTCAAGCGCAGCCACATTGAAATCGAACCCGTTCATCTGAGTCGATGTCACAAAACCCCGTATGGTGACTTTCATGGTTGTCTCGTTAAAAGAAGGATACGCTGTCACGAAATCTTGGATTATGTCTGAGTATTCCCATTGACGCAAGAGATCAAATATCAAATCTCCAGCAATGAACGCATCAGTTGAGTTGTTGGTAGTGACTTCAATTATGAATGTGTCGATAGCGCCTACAACTGTGCTAGTCTCAGTCATGTCCTCGACATTGACCGCGTTGCTTGTAATCCAGTTCCAGCCAGTCGCCAGGTCCGATGCTTCGAACTCAATCGAATAGTAATTGCTTGAATCGCTCCCAAGCTTTATCTCAAGGCAGGTTCCAGCAGATAAGAACTTTGCCAGTGCTGCAGCGTCTAGTATCTTAAGCCATAGCCCGAAAGGTTGGTCGGCAGTCATCACATTCCCTGCAGAAGATAAATCGGCGATTGTCCATATCTTGGTGGCGTTGGTGGCGTTCCCGATAAGGTTCTGCGCAGTCACATCAGTTTCTCCAGCGCCCGCCTTAAACGTGGTTGTATTGGCTGTTGAGTTGTCTCCACCTGACGATCCTGTGAGAGTGTTCGAACCGTCGTCGTTCACTGTGCCGTCCAGAAGCGGGATAGCCATATCAATGTCAGTGTCAGATATTATAGGCGTACCGTTTGCTCTGCCTATCTTGAACTTTGAAGGTTCCTTATATGATGGATTATATTTAAATGCCCGATTCATTACAACTTTGAGGCCGTTAGATGTTTTCATATCTGTCATGTGCTCATCTCCATTACTCTATATCCTACACCATTGAGGCCGATGTTGCTCCCGTTGCCTACCGTCATATATCCTAAGTAGAATGTAGCGTTTGCAGTCGCAGCAATATGAATCCTACAATAGTCTGCAACTGTCCAGTTCGGTGTTCCAGAGTGAAGCAATTCATCGGTCAAGTCGAACAGGATGTAATTCCAACCTGCTTGAAGTGTGAATGTCTTACTATCAAAATTGTCATATCCGTCTACGCTCGCATACGCTGTGGCTTGATATGTATAGTATACAGACGCTGAAGTTCCCAACCTTAACCTGACAGTGTTTATATCTGTTGCAGTAGTCACATATAACCAAAGCCCGACAGTCCCTTGAATGGGCGCTCCACTTGCAGCCCCAGTATAAGCAGATATATCTCCTAGCGATTCGGCACTATCTATTCGTATGGTCTGCGTATAATCATTGCAGATTATCTTAAGGCTGGTCCCGCCATTAAGCACGATAGTTGATTCGTTCGATAGAGTCACATCACCTGTATTGACCGACCAATCTGTGTAATCATCGAACTCCTGCAAGACTGCGCCTGTATCGACCAAGCTGTTCACATAATGGTCAGATATAAAAGAGTCGCATATCTTGTATCGGGTCTTGACCAGAGTTTCTTTTATGAGGTTGATAGTCTTCCGCAACGGAATAGAATGTCTTAACAACTCAACGGACCCGCCCGACTCCTGTTCAAGTTCGGCCAATCGCTCTTCAATAGATTGAGTTATATCGGACAGGCTTATCTTTTCATTTCCTATGATGACAGTATCGACAACCTCTGGATAGTTGAGTATAATCTCAAACACAATGTATTCACCACTGTACTCAGAGGATGTGCTATCTACTACGGGGACTTTGTTGCCTACCTCAAGATCATATTCATCAGTGATAAGTCTCGTCTTGGTTTCGCCGTTCTTCAATAGGTCAAGTAGCTGGGTGAGTCTCGTCTCTGCATCATCAATGGTTGTCAAATCTTTGAATGTGAACTCGTCCTCTTTAGTCTTATCCCACCGAGTTATTGAACCCGCGTCGCTGCCAGTGACGTTCCTCGCAATCTTGGTAGTATATTTCATCTCAATAGTATGAAGGTTTGTAGGTGCAGTCACAAAGACATATTTCTTATTCTCAGTATCGACGTAATAATCATAAGTCCCGCTTCCGTTCTCGACACCTCGCCGTTGAAGGGATGAGTTGACCTCGCATTCAGTGGATTCGGGAGTATAAGTGAAATCAAACTCTGTAGTGGACCCGTCACCTGTCTCGCTCTCAGTCCTGGTATCTAGTTCATACGCGCCTTTGATGGTGAGTTTATTACGCATATTATGTAGATTATCTTCCCATTTCGGGACGTTGTGAACATTTGAACCTACTGTGAGCGTGGTAGGATATAGAAGATAACCTTTAGGTTCGAACACAAGCTCATCATCATCATAGTCCTCACGGATTATCCAGTTTAGGATCCTGGCAATCAAAGCCAGCTTATTCATTCGCGTGTTGCCTCTCGAGACGAATTGCTTGGACCTGACATCTCCGACAGCCTTTCCAGAATCTTGAGTGCTGACAGTGAACCCGCCATCTTCAGCTATGTCTTTGAATATAGCAGAGAGCTCGCCCTCTTCAGGGTCGATGTCTATGTCATAGCTTTTAGTGAAGCGCATATAATTGAGGTCGTCCATCTTCTGATTGCAGCTTAAGATATAGACGTTGCCTTGCTTAGTGATGAGATTGACAGTACCTCTAAATTTCTTTTTCTCTGTCGCGACCAGCTCTCCCCTAGATACCACTATTGTCTGGCCTTTAGTTGGAACAACTGTGTCCTCAACATCAGACGAGATTCTTATTTCAGCAGTGTCGCAAGTAGTATAATCTCTAGTAAGATGTACTCTTGATTCGGGAAGGACGAAATCTATAATTTCTTCCCCACCCAAGACGTAGCTGTAGAGTAGTCTTTTTACCATCTTAAGCTAGCGGATTAAGTGCGCCCTCCATCATTATGAGAGAATATATGATCCTGCCAGGTTTGTCGAATGAATGACGCCAGCGCCAATCAACAGGACTGACCTCATAATCAATGCCGAAAGCATCAGTGAATACTTGGGTTGCGGAGACTGAGGCATTCGCCCAGGTATCCATAGTCTCAACAAAATCCCTGACTTTCAAATCATCAGTGGCACCGCTAAAACCTGTGCCGTCATGCGACCCTTGCAAAGTCAGAATCCTCTTTTTCCCTAGCACCTGCCAGTTGGTATGCTTAGATGAATCTTGCAGTGGAACATTGAAATCAAAGTATTTGAGATTTAGCTGATTATCTACACAGTAGACTTTTCCTAGAGTCTCAGTTCCTGTGAACAAATCGATTTCAGGTATGGTTGGCATTATGGATTCACCTTTGAACTATTTACTATAATTTCGTTGTCCTTCTTTATTCTTATCTGTAGGTCCATGAACGAGTTGGTTGCGTCCATAGAAGCAGCATCTTTCGCCTCACTGAGCTTGGATTGGATGAACTCGTCGCTTAACGGCCCTGGATATGGTGCGCCAGTTAGAGTATCATTCGAGAAGAACTTGGCAGTTACAGAATCGTTTATGCGTTTGGTTACTGCAGCGAGCAGTCTGCTTTTTGCTTCGTTTATCGCCCGTTGTATGGCGAGCTCATTGGATTCAAGCGAGCCTATCTTGAGAAGGTTTTCATTTCTACCTTTAAGAGCGGTATTGATGCCGTCTATCCATTCCTTCGACTTAAGCACCCGAGTTCCAATCTTCTCAGAGTTCTTGTTGATTTTGTCCCATTGGCTGAAGTTAGTATCGTATTTGTCTTTTATAGCGCCAGCTTTGGTGAGGATGCCTTCTTCGATGGCTTCCTTCTCAGTCATTATCCTGACTATCTGCTGACTCTTCTTATCAATCTCAACAGTATATTCCTCACCTTCAGGAGTGATGATATTCTCAAAATAAGAGTTCTGGCTTCTCTTGTCTGCATCAGTCTTCAAATCAATACCTAAAGCATTTCCTACCTGTTCAGCCACTCCACTCATTGATACGGCTGCGGTGCCAATACCTAAAACTGTTGCGAGGGACTTACCGATGGTCGCGCCAAGCCCGCCAAGTCCGCTCTGTTGAAGCTTGTTCGATCTGCTCGTCTCTTTATTAGAGTCCTGCAGAGTCTTGAGTATGCTCTTCAGTATATCGTTGGTATCCTTCGAACCTGTAACGGTCCCTTCCGAGCCAGTATTGACGGAAATCTCTGCACCGAAATCCCCACTCATATAATCAACCCCAACTCTTTAAGCTTTGCATCGCGCTCGCCTTTGACATTCTCGAACCAAGTCTTATCCTTTGTAGAGAACTCCTCGGAGTCTTTGCCAGGGGAATCCGAGCGGATGACATCAAGCTTCAACAATATCTCTCTGAGTTTGGCTCTTATCTTCTTACCATCTACCAGAGAGATCCTATCGAGCTTCCTTTTAGAAAGATTTACTAGATGCCGTTCCATCAAATCGAAAAAGATGTTGTTGTTGATGGCGTTGTTCGCGATAGTCGATTGAGCATTTATCTTGTTGAACGTCCGTCTGTCTAGTTCTTTGAAGTATACTTTGCCGATGCTGAGTTCGACAAAATCTTCAGATAGCCTTTTCTTCCAGAACATTATACCGACCACCACGATAATGGAACATTGCCTGTTCCTTTCTGAGCTGTGCCAGATATATTGAGTATTACCAGACCGCCGTTGAGCGTCTGCGTCTCGGTGATGTTGTCGATGGTACACTCATCAATATCTATAGTGCCGTAGTTGCTCCCGCTTGCCAACTCAATCTTAAACTCCAAGTTAGCTGTCGGATTCACAGACGCAGCGCCAGTGTTAGGAGTTAGACCGCCACCGCTGAAATCTGTCATGATCGTAGAAGCCAGAGCATTTGCCATCTTAATAGCGATGGTGAACTTATACTCTCTACCATCTAATTGTGGCAAATCAATGAATCTGCTGGATATGTCTCGAGTATCGTCTATCGCCATGATATTCGTTAAGGTGATAGTGAACCCTTGGACACCTGATATTGCTGTCGGTGTAGTGCCCCATTTCCAGGTGCCGTTGAGCATCTGCAGTGAGTTGGCTGTCGATACAACGAATGTCTCGCCTGATGTGCTGTCAACCACTTTCTGACAGACGGCTTGAGCAGAGCATACTAAGCCTAGTCCTATCGCGCCTGATAAGGTGAACTTTGTGCCGACACTACCGAGGCAGGTCTGTACTGTCTTAGTAGATTCAGTATCGTTCGTCCTCTCAAAGCTGAACGGTTGAAGCTGTGAGTTTATCGCAGTCTTGGTCGCTTCGGTCAGGATGTAAGGATCCCCTACCGAACCAGCGCCAGTCTTAGGACCAACCCAATGCTGAAGGAAATCAAAATCTTCGACATTATACTCGACAGAGATGTTGCCCAGATACGGTCCCCAGTATGCTTTCGTTATGTTGAGCCCTTCGCCCGTGCCACGCTCATAAGTGACGCCATTATCTCGGGTGATGGTTGAACTTTGTGTCTTGTGCAGTTCTGCGTATGCAGCTGCTTCCGTCCCGTAAGCTGACGCTTCAGGCCCATATTGACATTTTGCTAGTGATTGTGTTTGGCTTGCCATATTAGAGTACCTCTTCCATATTTCTAAATTCGAACATAATCTCCACAACCCGTCTAGTGATATTAGGGTTGGGCTCAAAAGGAGCGGGATTGTTGCTGACGATCTTGAATATCCTTATCTTGTAAGAGAGATAATTCTGCCAGTGCGTCTTGATAAGATTGATGAATGTCCGAGCCAAGTATGCGGTGATGTCGTTGGCATCTCGGGTTTCTGTGCTGATGGTGCAGAGCAAATCCTTATATGACACAAAATCGAACTGTATCACAGTAGGATCATGTGTAGTGGTCGCACCACATTCTTTGAATTTTGAGCTCTCAGTTATTTTGGTGATACCTACACGAGGATATGATGACTTCTTAAGCGCAGATATGGGTTTGTCTGTATAAACCCAGTTCGAACCTTTCTCATAGCTGACAACGACATTATTCGTGCCACTTCCAGGAGCTGTCCTGAACTTAATCTTTTTACTGTCAAGGTCGATATTGTAATCTTGATAAGGATACACTTCTGTCCCGCCGACTGTCACAGAGTTGATGGCCACAGGCGTATCAGTGAGTGTGAATATTGTTAAGGCACCATTGCCTGAGAATGATTTTGAACCTGTAGTTTGGCGATTAGATAGAGAAGGGGTAGTCCGCGTCAGCTCGCTTAGTTTCGACCTGACGAAGTTCATCAAGATTTCTTCAGGCTCAGAGAGATACATTATAATTCAACCTCTCCAATTTCTTTGTTATCTTGTGCTCTTCCCTCATATGACACGACCTGCACAAAGGGATAAGATTGTCTATTTTATATTGAGATACCATTTTCCGCTTGGATGCTTGACCCGCTTGGGTTTTAGGAATGATTGGAGGAAAAGGCCAGACCTCCGCACATCCCTAGGTGATAATTTGGTTACTGGAATAAATATGCAAGCAAGTATAAAATAACTATCATGAAAAGGCTTCCTTGACTAACTCTTCCATGATGACTTCATTATAAATGACTTTCCTTACAGGCGCGAAACTTTGCATCCCTTTAGGATAGTTGGCGCGTTCTGAAGGTTCCATGTCCTTTTTCTTAGGATCAGGCGGTTCAGTATAACTGTCAGGGCCATGTATGGTCCAATACGAGTATGTTCCGTATTCAAGATATATCGCGTAGCTCTTAGTGTTTTCTATCCTTAGAACGCCGTTATTGACCGCAGATGACCAACCTTGAAGATAATCGCCACCTTTGTCAGCAATGAGTTCCATGTCTCGGATGTTCTGCTTGATTCTGTTGATGATGAGCTCGCCCAGAATCTTCAAGCGTATATCCCTTACTTCATCAGACATTGGGCCTACGTTTATCTTAAGTCGGATGTCCATCTTAATCTGCGTCAGGCAAGCGGAGAGCTATCCAACCCTGGTATATCTCTTCGCCTGCAGTCTGCTCTCCCTCGATCTGTTTGGTAAGACGATATATATAACCGCTAGGAGTGGTTATCTCATCATTGCCAGCCAGGTCGTAGCTTGATAAGGTGAAGAACATACCGTCTCCCAGGGAAGCGATACCTAAATCGATGTATTTCTTCTCGTTGACGGATACGAACTGCATATCACCTATCAAAGATAAGGTCGCAGAAGAGATGGCTGTCGTCCTTCCCGCTGCGTTTGTGGTCCTGGTCTTCCTTGTTCGAGTATAGCCTGACTGACCTATCTTCTCGAAGTATTCTTTGCTCTTGGCTTTCTGCAAATTAACAATGCTGTCTGCGCCTCTCGTAGTGACCATTTATACCACACTCATCTTTGGTCCGAGCATATTCAATATTTTATCGATACGGCGCTGGGTTTGGGATATGACCTCACGGATGTTGACCCATGCCTCGCCTATCGTGATGGCTTTCCTTCCTAGAGTGAAGCTTGTGGCATCATCGTAAGACCCACCCGAGATATTGACATACGCTCTCATGCCTGCATATAACGCAGCCAGTTCTTTGACCAAAGCTGGAGTCGTATCGTAGCCATGGGTGTAGGTGATGGTGACGTTCAGCTTACCTAGTGGTAGATAATCGTTGAGCAAAGTGATATATCCGTCCTCATCCCATCTGTAGTAATCAGAGTCAAGCGTTCGAGTGGATGTGCCTGTCGTGAATACTATCGAGGTGATCGCCTGGACGCTTAAGAACTTAAGCTGGATGAAGTCTGTCTCATCATAGTCTCGCACATACGGCTCATCAGATGCGGGATATGGATTAGTATCTCGACCATCCTGGACCTCTTCAGTTGAAACTACTGAACCCCAATAGTTGCCCGTCTCCTTATCAACCTCTGCTCCTGCAGGGCCGATATAAGTCGCAAGGACCGTATCGCTCACCTTCTCAGAATGCATATAATCGATGTAAAGAGTATTCGTGCCAAGAGCTGTCTCCCCTGCAGTAGTCAGATAGACCGTCCCGCCGTCCTTATCAAGCGCGTAATGTGTGCTCTCTGTCAGCGTAGTGAAGCTGTTCGCGGTGGTGCCAGTCGTTGAATATTTGAGTGTGTAGGATCCTGCAATCACGTTGCCATTATCCAAGTCAAAGCTTTTATTGGCTGAAGTGCCAACTCCAAGCGATTCGTTCTCGATGGCCACACCCAAGCCAGAGACTCTTGCCACCTGCAAAGTGTCTGTATAATCTGAGCCAGTCACGCTGCTGTATACTAGATAATCAAGAGTTATGTTTTGGAAGTCGAATACTTTGTTTAAGAACGTGACAACATCTGAGCTCAGAGTATAATCTACTCCTTGCTGAAGTGCAGCATTTTCTATGATTATCGCAAACATAGGCGACTGCGCATCTGAGTTTGCCAGAGTGTATGTTCTGTTTGCTGTTTTGTTGACGCCTGTAAGGTCCGCGCCAGTGATCTGTTCGTGTTTTGGTTGGAATGCCATGGTATTACCTCATTTCATAGTTATAAAAATTTGCAATATTATAAATACTACCATCATTGCTGAAGGGAGCCATTGGACCCAAGACCTATTTACTTGAGCTTTTAGGATTATGCTTTTCCTGACATCTTTGAGTTCAAATTTCGTGGCGAATGTTGAATTACAAGTCTTGCTTTGGATGTTGAACGCATCCATAAATTTATCGAACTTCTTGTCAAGCTTATCTATTGTGTCCTTTATGTTCTTAAGATTTGTTTCCACTATGACCAACCTCTCTGCTATCTTAACCATTATGAACCTCCAATGTCCCAGGTGTTGTTGCCTGTGATGAACGCTCCAACATATTTGATGATTGATGATACATTGACCCGTACCGAATCGATTATGATATGATATGCACCTGTGAAAGTCATATCGCCTGATGTCTGACAAGCTGCTGAGATCGTGCAGTTCTCACCAATAGTATAATCTCCTGTGGGACCAGGGCAATCACAATCCGACGCAGCTGCTGTTGTATCGTTTGCAGTGATAGTATATGTCTCTGAGTTCTGGTCTGTTTCAATCTCGAATGTTATCTTTGTGCCTGATGTGCTTGCGATTGAAACTGACGACCCATCTGAATCAACTACTGTGTAATTGGCGTCGTTGGTAAGGTCTTGAGCATCTATCGTGACATTGACCTTATGCGCAACATCAATATAATTATCACGCCAGAATGTGTTGGTCGTGAAGTTGATTGAACCAGTCCCGCGCTTGAAGTGTGATGATATTGGATACTGAGCATCAAGTATATTATTATCTCCATGTTCCATATAAGTTGTATTGGCTGCCCAGAACTCGTCAGCATCATAGCCCATTGCCCAACCAGTAGCATCGTAAGTTGAATAATTGACATCGCCATCGTTGTCTGTATCAAACAGAGTGTATCTTCCAGATTGAAGAAGGCCGTCATCATTACCAGATATTTGTGATACTGATACTTCTCCACCATCATAGAACCAAGTATGGTAATGAATCATATCTGTATCGTTGTAAGGAGTATAATAATACATCCTACGATATTTGCTAGTTATATGGTTGGCTGCAGTGCATGAAGTCTTTTCTTTGCAAGCTTGAAGTCCTGTGATGCCTCCACCCAATACCATGCTTGATGAATTGTCATATATGAGTCCTGTCTTGAGGTTCTTGGTTGAGATGTTAAATGTGAAGTTTGTACCGACAATAGTTATATCTGACTCGTTCTCAAGATTGATGAAGTTGTGATATACGCCTGCACCTTGTAAGTTGTCAGATACGACAGTTCTCTTTGCAACCAAAGGACCGAACTTGATAAAGTATTCTCTGACTGAGCTAGCATTGAAGTATGGTCTTTCAACAAACACAGCACCAAATTCAGCACTATCAGTGCCCATATAATCTTCAACATCACCACCATATTTTTGAGGGTATGTCCTATAATCTGAATAATTGGTTGAGAAATATACTGTGTTCGCACCACCATAATATTGATTATAAGCATACTCACCAAGAGTGCTGAGCCATTGACCATTCGTGCATTGCTCAGTCTGTGAGGTATTCTGTAAGCTTATTCCATTCTTCCAAGTATCATGTCTGACATCATCATTACATGGCACCTGCTCATAGTCTATAAAAGGCTCCCCTAAAGCATACAAGAAATAACTTTGAGCCTGTGAGTGACCGCCTCCAGTCTCCTCCCCACCATCAACCATAAGCACAGTATCATTCACATACGAGTAATCAGTCCTCAAAGTGAATATATTGTTTCTTCTGTCAATGATTGCGTTCGGCATTACATCTGACGGATCTTTCTTAGTTACTTGGTCGGCTAGGTCTTTGTATGCGTAGATGGCTGTGTAATCAGTGTATATATCTTCGCCAAGTTG